GTTGGATTCATTCCAACGGATCATTGGGCGAGTAGAAATAGGCGACGTTTCTACACGGATACGATCAGCTAGAACTTCGAGCTGTGCTGGTAAACCTTCGACTGAGATGCTTGCTGCTGGAACGTCGACATCGGCGTCGAACACTGCTTCCTCTCCGAGAGCTAGCTTGTAGGTCTGGAAGAGTTGGCGGATGCGTCCTTCGTATAGAAGTTCGCGTTTCAGTGGGCTCAACATCTGTTGTGCAATTTTCTGCAATCCACCTGGTGAATTCATCAAGCGGGTGAGCTTCTGCTCAACTTCTGCGCTGGAAAGAACTTCAAGGGATGCTTCTTGTTAATGTCGTTCATATTGTTCTCCTTTAAAGTACATGTCAATCTCGCGATCGATCATGCTTACAACTAGATTTTATCTATTTAGAGCTTAGATAGAAAGCTTGATTTCCAACTGTGTTGGATCGGTAGCAACGTCGAAACTTACGACATAACCAACGATGACTGTGCTTGTAGCATCAGATGTGATAACACCATCTGTTACTGCGGAAGCATAGACAGGCTGATTGATTGCGTACACAACTCCGCCACGAGCATAGGGATAACCACGACCATCGTCAAAAAGCACGAAATCTCCACCGTCGACGTAGCAGGACATCAAGCCACCGCGGTTGAAGTTGGTGTAGTCAAAACCTTGTCCTGCGACTTCACCATTTGCTGGCTGAAGAGGGAAGAAGATGTTGGATTCGATTGCTAAGCCGAAAGGCTTACCAGCCGTTTGGGTATGAACCCAAGGAAGTAATTGTCCAGCTGCGTTGAGCTGTAACAAATCTCCACCAACGATATTCCCAGAGGCGATTGGATATGACACGGAACGATTTACTTCTTTTACTTGTCGAATTGCCATTTTGGAACTCCTTGATTTTTTTTATGATACTTGAACCTATCGTGTCGTGTCTAATCTAGTTGTGGATCTTATTTTAAAGGTCTCACATCATGTTGTGAGAAATCGATTTCTTTTATACTTTTATACTTCACTTACTTTTAAAACGTACAATGTTATACTTTCTCACGATTATAACAAGGTTTGTACTCGAGTACGTCTTTACAAATCTTACTGAGGACGATTCTTTGTCCCGAAGCTGTCAAAGATTTTCTTCAAATAACCATCTTCGGAAAGCTCTTCACCAAACGAAGGTGAGACATAGATGCGACTTGCTTTCTTTGTATTTACGGAAGATGTTGGTGCCTTTAGATCAGCTACAACCTTCTCAGTGGCTAGAAGTGAATTATCATCCATTGCCATTAATTCTTTCTGCTTGGCGATGATTGCGTGTTCAAAGGCTTTCTTCTGGGCATCTAATAGGTACGTACCGATCTGCATTTCATAGGCATATACTTCTTTGTCCATTTGAATTGCATCTTTTTCAACTAGAGCAGCTACAATTTTCTTGCAGCGTTCTTGGCGAGCTTGCAATACAGAAGCGAACTTACGAACTTTCTCTTCTTCCTTAATTGCGGCTTCCTTAGCTACAATGGCTGCTTCTTTTTCTGCTAGAGCTGCTTCCTTTTCCTTAAGAGCAGATTCTTTCATTGCGAGAGGATCTTCATGTGCTTCTGGGGACTCTTCAGGTTTTGGCTCTTCCATCTTCTGCTCTACTGGAGCAACTGTTCCAGGCATTTCTGGTTTTGCTTCCTCTGCAGGAAGACCAAGAACTGCTTTGAGCAATGGAAGTACAACGGCCATGTCTGCACCAAATCCATCTGGGAGACGTTTTACTTCTTGACCGTCTTTGGAAATTATAATTTCATTTGTTTCTTTATCTTTCATAGCGGAATAACCTTCACCGACTTCAACGTTTTCAGTTGTGTCGAATGCAGATACTTCTGCTTTTGGCTCATCAACCTTAGGACCATCGAGAACAGGTGCACCTGGAAGATCAGCTGGTTTCTCTTCAACCATATCTTCAATTCCACCTTTGTCTTCGCCCATTGGCATTTCGGTTGCGGCTTTCTTATTAACTGATTCAATATCTTTAGGATCTTTCTTAAGATCTCCACCTTCGCGTGCACTCTCAGGGGTATCACCGGCTGTTTCCTTAGAAAGAGCTGGTTTATCCTGGACGGCTTCAACTGGAGCAGCTGATTCAGATTTAGCTGCGGACTTTACGGAAGTCTCAGCTTTATCACCCATTTCTTTCTTACCATCTGGATGGGTTGATTTCTCTGCGCTCTCTTCATCTTTCTTGCCCTGTGGGGGAAGTGTTGTACCATCGACTGCTTCGTCAGGTTTCTTCGTTAAATCTGGTGTCTTGTGTTCTTTATCGCCTTGGGCGCTTGTTTCAGGAGCCGAAGAAGGTTTTGCACCGCCAGGAACAGTTGTTCCTTGGACAGACTCTTCAACCTTATCACCCATGGATTTCGTTCCTTCGGGTAATGTTGATCCTTCAACGGATTCGTCTGGCTTACCATCAGATGCTTGCTTTTTCATATCGGTCTCCTGTGCTGTAATAAATTCGCTGTGTGCTTTCGCAACTGCTTCAGCATTCTTCATTCCGGCTGCAATATATGTTTTTGCTGCTGTTTTAATTGTTGCTTGAGCTGCAGGAGTGAGAGAAGACCAGCTAACGAGAGATGATTTTTTATCTGACTTCTCATCTTTCTTATCCTCTTTATCCTCTGCTTCCATTAATTCTGTACCTTTAGCAACGTAATCTGTTTTTACTTCTTTCTCTGATTTATCGTGTTTCTTTTCCTCTGGATTTTTAGGTGTAGTTTTCACTTCTTTCCCCTCTGCTTCTGGCTTTGGTTCAGAATAATCAGTTTTAACTTCTTTGGCCTTAGGAGCAGCTGGACCAGTTTGACCTTTTTCCTGTCCTGGCATATCAATTTTGGTTTCGGTCTTTACATCTTCATGAGCTGGAGCTGCAGGACCTTTTTGACCTTTCTCTTGGCCTGGTTTTTCAAATTTAGGATTCGTTGGATAATCGTGCTTCTTATTAGAAAGCCCGGTTGTTGGTTTTACTCGTTTACCATCAGGACCCATTTTTGGTTCAGCAGCTGTTTTGGAAAGCTTATGCTTTACATCCCAAGCTTCAGCAAGCTTCTCTAAACCATCTTTCGTATAGCGAGCAACGATCTCTTTGGCATACTCAGGGCTTGTTGCCCAAAGCTGATCAGAGAATGATAGAACTTCGAAGTCCGATCCCCAAATATCTCGTAGGGACGCTTCGAGTACTACTGCTTCACCATCTGTTACGGACCATGTTGAATCTAAAACGTTATTTTTATCTTCAGTGAATTTGGCTTGAACTTTAGGAGTCTCAGCAGCAAGTGCTGTTTTAACCTTAGCTACGATCTTAGAGAAGAAGTTCTCTTCTTTTGCAGCTGAATCAGCCAAGATCTCGGCTTTCTTGGTCTTACCAACTACGTAATTCTCAAGCTGCTCCATTTCATAAGCAGAAATTTTATTTAAAATCTTTTTTGTTTCATCGTTAGGGGTAACGTTCTTATCAGCCATGGACGACTCCTTTTCAACTGCTGGGAAGATCCCAGTTAAATCAGCTTTTAATTGTGTCTTAGTTGCATCATCTAATTTTAGAAAAACTTTTTCCATCTCTGCAGCTAAATCGAGTTGTTCTTCTTTTGGTAAAGAAGCGTTTTTCTTAATATGACTTTTCATATTAGAAAGAACGTTTTTGATTATTGCAGTAGGATCAGCTGGAACGCCAACGATTGAGTCTTCGTTAAAGACGATACCCTTATTGATTGAGAATGCAGGGATAAGATCACCCTTCTTAATATTGTAATCAGGGAAATCAATTTCGGCTGGAAACTCACGGCCAAGAGCCATTCCCATATGTTCGCATTTCTCATCAGCATCAGAGTGAAGAACATTTCCGCAAATAGAACAGATTGACTCATCAACCGAGCAACCCATGCTTGTACTATTTAATTCACCTGTTTCAATCTTGCGACAAATTTCAGGATGGAGAGTACGATCGATTTTACCCACCAACTCAATATAAAATTCTCCGGTTTGAGGATCATCGATTGGCAAAGCATCGATAATCTTACCGATAGAATATAAGGAACTCTCAGAATTATGATCTAAAAAGATATTGCGACCAACGAACGTCTCATAGGCTGCTTCTAATTCTTTGCGAGGAAAGTAGTCTTTGTTTCCATTAAAGTTCCAACCACGAGTACCTTCTTTCGTCATTGGTCCTTGATCACCGGCCGAGATTGCACGAGCGCGGTAGTACAAGAAATCTGAATTCTTTGGCTCAAGAACTTTAGAAACAATAGGTTTGGATGCTTCTACTGTTGGTCTCTCTGTAAGCAAATCTTCAGCAACTGCTGCTGTCTTTAAGATTCGAAGATGAGACCCTAATTTAACTAAACTCATGATTTATCCTTTAAATAATCCAGTAATCCAATTAGGTACTTTCTGGCTTGTTTCTTTATTAAAATTTTTAATCTCGTCCCAGTCTTCATCAGTTAATTCTTTTTTTGCTGGGATCGATTCTTCAACTGGCTCTTTCTCTAATTCTTTGAGCCATTCTAAATACTCTTCATCAGACATACGATCTTCCATCTGATCTTGCTTCTCAAAAGGGTTTTTAATCTGCTTATGAACTTCTTTAGGTACCTGAACAACCTTTTTCTCAGGCTTCTCAGGAACAACTTCAACCTTTGGTTCCGATGGAGCTAAAGGCTTTATTGTTGGAACCTTAATTGGCTCATTAACAACCGGTGCTGGAGCTTTCTGAACTGGAGCGGGACGATTAGTTCCTATCGCTTCATCAGTCTCACCGTACGAATCTACAGTAACAGGTGGAAGACCAGGACCACTGACAGTCAACGTACAAGAGTTATCACCAGGATGTGAACGAGAAAAAAGTGGTGCATCGTACTCTGTCGTTGCTAAAAAATCTTGTAAACCCCAAGTTTGTCGATTCAAATCCATGCACTCGCTATGATGAGAACCATTTGAATTCCAAGTAACTTGGTTGTATCCATTTTGCAACAAATTTTCTAAGACTGGACCCGACATATCTTGACGATGATTCCCAGCCGCTTCTTTATTGATTCGGCAGATCCTCATTGCTTTGATTGCGAGATTTGATAGCCAGTTTTTTTCCATATTCCCACTCTAGATAATCAAGATTACTTAATGGGATAAATCCGGTATTGCAATCACAAACAAATTCAAATCCACCGTACTCTTCACCCATGTCTTGAAAGCATTTTTTCATGCCATGATGATCATGGACTTCCCAACAGTGACCACAGGTTCTACACTCATTGTCCCTTGACATATTTATATTCGAGAAACGCTAAATTATCCTGCGGCAAAAACTCTGGACACCTGCAATTCCCAGCCACGACATTCTGACATAAACTTGGATTGTGCTCGATATCAGTGTGTGATATATAGGAATGTTTGCAACTACGACACTTCTCAAAACTTCTTGGATTCTTAATCCTACGAAGAGGCATTACTTTACCTCATCAATACCGTGTTTCTCTAGGATCGCTTTAGCAAATTTAACTTTATCGTAACAATCATCTTTAATCGTACGTTTAAGTTGAGTGAGTTGACGTTCTGAAATATCCGAAATTCGGATTAAATCCAAAACTCTACCCATGTACTTAACCATCACTGCTTCGAACATGATAGGAACGTTAAGTTCGCCATCTTCAGTAATGTAGTTTAGTTCTTTCTTTTCGCCTCTTTCATTGTTGTCATGGACCATAAATTCCTCTCTTTTCGTGACTTTTTTCAAACAAAAAACTGTTGAAGCGTAGTGCTCCTATTATAATGCTGAAATATTATACTTTTTTACTTAAAAGATTCTTATTTACTAACTTCAAAACCTGAGGATTGAAGCCGTTCAATGAGGATATTTAAATCATCAGAACTATAATTATTCACACCGATACTCTTCAAAGCAGAATGAAGCTGATCTACCGTTAGCTTCTTCGATGGAACTTGTTTCAAGATCATCTGCGCTAAAAAGTTAGGATCAATGCTGAATGAAGCATTCTTAACTACTTCTAATTTGTTGGGTGAACCACGTTTGTTTAATGCCATATTAACCTCTTATTATAAAAATTGGGGCTGTCCTAACAGGTTTTATTCAATTAGAACAGCCCCTAATTATTAGGCGACTAACTGAGTCCCATCGTTTGGACAGAATTTAACATCTTTCTTGCGTTTATACCCACAGCTGGTACAAACTTCTAGGATCTTGGTCGTACCCTTTACCGTGAGACGAATGGTAGTAGGCTTAGAACGATCCACGTCTATGTATACTGAACTAAACTTCTGAAGCGATGTACTTCCTTCAACAGTTGCTGCAGCTTCACCTAATGGCATAGAGACAGCATTCATCATGACTGCATCTGATCCAACATTAGAACCAACACTGGCTTGAGCCGCTGAAGAATTGGATGTGTAAGTGACATTCAAATTGTTACTACGAAGAATGCCCTTCAAATCCCCACCATTTGTTACGGTTATATTTCCGCTACTTGTTATTCCACCAGACAGATTATCTGTTGTTGTACCAGAATATGTTGTCCATTGTTTCCAAGTTCCTGGATGACATGTCCCACAATAATTGTTATTGCAGCACCAGGTGCAATGACCAAGCCAACCATGGTGATGATGACTACAATTAATGTGCTCTACAATCTTCTCAACAACTGGTGCTTCTTTTTCTGGATAGAAGTTTACTTCAATACTTCCATTTTCACTATCATTAGGTTGTTCAACCTTAGGATCAGTGAGTCTAGCTAATTTGAAACGTTTACCTTCTGAAAGATTACCATCCGCAACGAATCTTTCTAAATCAACTGTTTCATTGGCATCGATCACAACGCCTTTAACAGCAACTTTGCCATCGATCCAAATATCAGCAACGGCTCGTTTGCGAAGTTTATTCTTTAAACGAAGTACATACTCAGACCCGAAGGGAATGAGAACCGTACCGTTATCTGATTCTTTCTGAATCTTTCCATCAACCAACAATGCTACGACGTAGCTATCTCTATACATGTCCATGTGACTCCTTTTCATTCATTTGGTTCAGTTTGGATGAGGGCACTGAACAAGCCCCGTTTTACAAAAGGAGGGATTTTATTTATTTAATGTCGTGCAGAAACTCTCTAATAGTTTTTAAATCTACAGCGATACCAAGACCAGCGGCACCGAATGGTCCAAATAAAGAGGTGGAACGTGTCAAGATACCAATCAAATGACAATTAGAATCTACGACTGCACCACCACTGTTTCCAGGGAGTGCGGTTGCATCTACGATCATAAACTGTGCTTTCTCACCCTTGATATCCCAATTGATTTTACTGACGATACCTTTGGTCAAAATATCAACCATTCCTAGGGGATTTCCGATGATCCAACAGTCTTGACCACGAATAGCTCGATCTGCTAAATGAACTGGTGTACCACTGAGAGGAGTATAAAGTAAAAGTAAGTCGGCCTGATAATCAACCTTTACAATAACAGCTCGTTCAGAGTCTTCGCCACGACGAATCCAAATTTCTTTGAGCGTCATGCCTTCATCTTCATCTACATTTACGCAATGAGCAGCTGACAAAATTATGTTCTTTTTAATGTAAACGCCGCTGCATGTTCCCCAACCAGAGCGTTCTTTTACTTCACCAGTCTCACGATCCTTACGGACCAGATGAATTTTCATCTTAACTAGTGCTGTGGATTCTTCCATCCTGTTAGAAAGAGACGTACCTCTAACACTTGTGGTGTTAAATGCACATGCAGGAAGTAACAACATGGCTGATGCCATGACGGCTATAAGTTTTTTCATAAGGGTTCCTTTTATACGACATTAAATCTCTGGCGCTCCGAGATCACTTGCTCCACCGACATTTCCTTCTCCGCCAACATCTGGCGTACCTTCCGCACCTTCTGGAAGTGTTGCTTCACCTTCTTGCCCAGGCTCAACTGGTTCAATAGGTTCGATTGGAGCACCTTCGCCGCCACCCTCACCCAACTCATCACCAATTCCTCCACCGCCTCCACCTCCGCCACCGCTAGGTCGCGAGATTTCTGCTGGTAGACGATTGTCTTTTCCACCCTTGTCGAAAATCGTACCACGTTCTTCTTCCAACTGCTTACGTTCTGTTTCATAATCAAGATTAGGATATTTGCTAAACAACGTCTTTGTTGAAATAAGTCCCATCTTGTGAAACTCGATGAACTGTTCTTGTTCACGTTCTTGGGCATCAATGTCCAAGGATTTGTACCATGCAATCTGAGGAAGAATAAGCTGCTTCTCACCAGTATCAGGATCAACTGTGTAGAAACCATTCTTCTCTGCGATTGGTCTGAAAAATCTATTAATAATCCAGTCTTCGAATTCATCACGGACAGCTTTGTATTGCATGACCAATGACTGAAGCGCCATTGTCTTGCTATTACCAAAGTTTGGACCTTCACCCAAGATGATATTCTTATTTACTCCAAGACCAACGAGAAGCTGATCTTGAATGTAGTCATACTCGTTATTTAGGGGAAACTGTTTACCCATAACGCTCAATGCTTCATAGTGCACAATTGGAGGTGCAACGATCGTGAATGGTGGATTCTGAATTGATTGATTGATCAACTGTCTCCAATTCTGTAGATCGTCTTTAGAAGGCATCGTGTTGCTTGCCAAGTCTCCGATGGTCCACAATTCCTTGGGGAA